CCAGTAGCGCCGGAGGTGCGGATCGCCAGATCCTTGATGGGGACGGTCTTGCCCGAACCGCCGGAACCGGCAGCCGAACGAGACAGCGAACGAGGAAGTCCCTTCACGTCTATTCTCCTGTTGGAGCTTAGGCAAACACGGGGGCCCGAAGACCCCCGTATCGCTTAGAACTCGCGGGTGACCAGACGCGCGATCCGGATCTGCTTGCGCTCCGAGAACACGCGCGACCACGAGCCGGCGTTCGCCAGGTTGTTCGTGGTGTTGGCGTTGGAGGGACCGCCCTTCGGCGGGGTGCCGATGTAGGCGTAGCCGGCGGGTGCAATGACCCATTCGACGCGGTTGTAGAGGGTGTCCTGACCGCCACCGTTACCCGAGTCCGGGTCGCGGAAGGTTTCGGTCGGGACCTTGGGCGAACCCGAGCCCCAGCGAACCGCACCGCGGCCGAACAGCCAGGTATCGAAGACGCCGCCGGTGTGCGGCATACCGTCGTCAACGACCGTGGTGCGGCCGAGGAAGGTCGGGATGGACGCTGCGGCGGGGTTCACCGCATCCGGGATGAAGTCGATCAGGTTGTTCTTCAGCGCGCGGCTGTAAACGACCGAGTGCATCATGACGAGCGTGAGCTCTTCCATGCTGTCGCCCATGGTCGTGGTCGCGTCGATGAACGCCTCGGCGGAGAAGTTCGTCACGCCGTCCGAGAACGCGCCACCCGACACATCGTGCGTCATGTCGTTCTGGGTGTGCGTGTCGGTGCCGGACGGTGCAGCGGCGTTGTCCGCGAACACACCGTTGATCGTTGCGACGAAGGCGGCCTGCTGGCGCCGGACCCAATAGTCCGAAACGCGGTTGGCGATCGCATCCATCGGATCCTCGCCGGACAGGTCCGCCGTAAGGTCCATGGAGCTCCAGGAGTTGTTGCGCGACAGGCGCACCTGGATTTCGGTCGCGGTGCCAATCTTGTTCGGCGTCGACTTCTGCGTGGGATCGTCGGTGCTGACGTTCTCCGCGTCGTTGTCGAGGTCCTTGAAGCTCGGTTCGTTGAACGTCAGACCGCCACCGGCGAGCTGCGTATTGAGGACCGGGTCCGCGCTGAGCGCACCGGAACGGATCAGCTTCGACTTTTCCTGGGTCAGCTGCTGGGCGTAAGGCGTGAACTTCGTCGGAACGACGACGTCCGAAATGCGAGTGACTCCCGAAGCCATGGGAAGGTCTCCTGTTGATGTTGGAAGGTGACCCCGTCCCATGGACCCGAGTCGGATAGCTGGCACATTGCCCCGCTGGAGTGCAGAGGTAACACTGCCCAGCTACCCGAGTCAACGATTATTTTTTGGCCGGCCGCGTGTTGGCGCTTTCGGCGTCCTTGTGACCTGCCGCCTTCGCGAGACGGTCGGCGCGCGACGGGTCCGATTGCATCAGCTGGCCCTGCTTGGTCATGTTCCAACCGTCGTGGCTGAACGGGTTCACTTCGGCACCCGCGCCACCGCCACGGTTGCCACCAGCACCGCCGCCGCCCGACGCGCCGAACCAGTGGGGCTTCTTGGACTGGAGGTCCGCCAGCCAGTCCTTGGGCTCGAGACCCTGCGTGACCGGAGCACCCTCCTTGACCACAGCCTTGCCGGTGCCTTCCTCCAGCACGAACAAGCGCTCACCGGCGTTGATGGCGTCTTCCATCGCCTCGTCGATCACGCCCGCCTTCTTGGCCGCCGTCTTGATCTGGTCGTGGATCGTGCGGGTCGCTTCCTTCGTCTTGAAGGTCTCGATCACCTGATCCTTCTCGCTGAGCTGCGCCTTGAAGCCGTCGCGCTCACGTTCGATGGGAGCAACGATCGCGCGGGCACGCGCTTCCGCCATCTCCTTCAGCTTGGCTTCGTCCAGCTGACCCTTGCTGGCAGCTTCCAGCTCCGGGATGCGGTCGAGCTGCGCAACGACGTCCTCGACCTTGCGGTCGCCGAGCAGCGCCAGCTTGGCCTTGAAGCCCGACGCTTCGGTGCGGGCAGCGGTGAGCGACTTCTGCACGGCGTCGATATCGGCCTGGGTCTTCATACCCTCGACCTGGATAACATACTTGCCGTCCTTCTCGACGTATTCCTTTGCGATGTCCTCGGACAGCCCTTCCAGGCTATCGAGAGTGAGCTTGAACGCCATGTCTTCTTCCTTCTATTGTGCCCGCGGGCGTTGGTGATTAATTCTCCGGACCCGTCTGTGGTGCCGGGTTGGAGGGGTCCTTGGGAAGCGGTGCGCCTCCCGGTCCACCCGGAGCACCGGGCTTGCCACCAGCCTTGGCGACTGCAACGTCGGCGTCCAGCTTGGCTTGGATGTTGGGATCGACCGCCAGCGGGGGCTCCGCTGCGATCTCGTCCTGTTCCGTCTGGTAGTCCATGTTCGTCAGGTTGCCCTGCACCGCCAGGCGGTGGATGGACTTCATGGACAGCGGCGCACCGTTGCGCTTGGCGGTCATCAGGTTGCCCAGATCCTGGCCTGCCATCTGGTAGTCGGCAAACTCGAGGTTCGGTGTCACCTTGACCTTCTCGGGGTCCGCCTTCATCCAGACCGCACATTGCTTCAAGAGCAACTCGAGCGCAAGCGCCGCTGTCTTGGCAATCTGGTTGAGCGTTGCGGTCTGCGCGCCAACGCGGGTCTTAAGCGCTGCGCCGGACTCCTTGTCGCCCTGACTCGCGTCGATCAGCTGTCCACTGCGAGCCTCGCAACGCTTGCGGTCGTTTTCGAGCGCGGTGCGCTGCTCCGCCAACCCCTGCGAGTTAACGCCAACATACTTGGCGTCACCCGTCAGCTCCAGGTCGATGCGGGCACCCGCACCCGTGCGCAGCGGTTCCTCCACGGTCGTCTCACCGGGGAGGCGGTTGCTCTGGCGGGCGCCGATAACGACCAGCGTGTCCTGACCCTGCATGAACAGGTTCTGACGGTAGTCCGCTTCGCCACGGTAAATGGTAAAGCACTGGCGGCACAGGCTCATCAGCGGCGGTTCGTCAGGCTCGGGGGAAATGTCCTTCGTGTTGATAAACTGGAAGGGGATTGCCTCGAGGGTGTTGCCGCGGAGCGATGGGATCTTCATCACGGAGGGGTCGTAGTCCGGGGACCCGCTGTCGCTCGTGAACAGCCCCGTCTTGTAGTCGGCCGTCCCGTTCGCCTCGTTGACGTCCAGCTCGCCCAACTGGAGCACCCGATACTTGCGCACCGTCTTCCATTCGAAGTCGTCACCGCGCGCCATACCGGACTCGTCCAGCACGACAAGGTTCAGCGCGTCCCGCGTGTCCTCGTCCGTCGTGTCGTCCCAATTGCGGATCGCCTCCGCAACGTAGAGCGCAATGAACGGAAGCGGATTGGTCGGATCGGGCTTCTCCGGGAGGTCCAACAGGATGCCGACGCGCCCTGTGGTCAGCTGCTCCAGGTTGATCCGCTGCAACAGGATTTCCAGCGGTTCGCCCAAGGGGGTGGCGTTCGACCGGAGGTCTTCCATCTCTTCCGGCAGCTCAATGACCGGGGATTTGTTGTGCAGCGCGCCCATGAAGTATTCCAGGGCGTCCTTGACGTATTCGGGGAACACCGCCCGCAGCTTATACGCCTCATAGGCGGCGTGGCCCATGTTGCGATACTTGCCGAACACCCCGTTGCCGAGACCAGCGGTCCCCGCGCCGTTGTTGGCGGCCGGGTCGTAACCCGCACCCTTGAACTCGCCGTTGAGTCCATCGATAAGCATACCGCTGGTCGGGGGCAGATACTTCTGACCCTTTTCCTTAACGATTCGCTCACCCTTCGCTGCATCGCGGAGCTGTTCCCAGTCCGGCGCGTGGTCCGCGTAGAGCGGGTGAGTTGAATCAAGTGCCATACGGATCCCCTTGGAGTAAGTCCCGGCATAGGTAACACTGCACGCCGGTAGGCGCAAGCGTCAAAAGTGGCCTGCCGTAGTGCCAGCCTTTGCGAGCGACTCCCCGACCGGCCAATGCACGTCCACGAAGTATCCGATCGCGGTCGTGATGTGCTGGTATGGGTTCTTCTGGTCTTCCTGATAGGTCGACCCTTCCTGTAGCTGCACCGTTGCCAGACCCTTGTGGCTCCAAGGCGCAGTGGTCGGGTTCACGAAGAGCGTCGTGTCCCCAGCCGCGTTCCAAATCTTGGCGCGGACCGCGTTCTGCCGATCCCGGATCGAAGGATGCGAAGGGCGAACGCGGCGACGGAACTTCCATCCATTGATCCGCAGGATGTCTTCAATCTTGACGTAGTCAGATTTGTGTCCATGCTTCTCACCTGCTCGACCGGCGGGATCGCCGTAGATGTTGACTAGCTTGTTCCGGTGGTCCTTAAACTTGTCCACGAACTCCATTGCGGACTGCTCGCTGACCGCGCTCTCCAGAACGATCTCACTTAGGATCAGAGGGATGCCCTTCCTGACCACAGCGACAGCGCTCGAAAGCGGGGTGTAGTTCTGGTCGTGCATCCAGAACAGTTCTTCATGCGTGTCAATGGTCGCGTCGGTGTAGTTCCGACCGCCAATGCGTCCGTCATAATCTTCATAGATACGTCCGCTGGCAGTCTCGAAGCTCGCCTCATACTCCTGGAGGTATTGCTTCCGCGACATGGTGCGCTTCGCGGATGCAATGATGTCTGCGGGAAGGATCTCGCTTGACTTCCAGTGGAAGTAGGCGTAGTCTGGATCCCCGCTGGTCCGAGCATACTCAGCCATATCGTAATAATGGTTGAGCCCATCGGGAACCCCGATGAACCAGCACCATGCTCGGTAATCCGGGCGGGTCGGATTCATTGTGTTGAGGGCGGGCATGATGTTTGCCTCGAGCGCCTCACTCTTGATGTCTGCGATTTCGTCAATGACACCGCCGGTCCAGTTAATGCCCTCAATGCGCTGGGGCTGGTCCAGTCCAATGATATGGATTTCGGTGCCGTTGGGCAGGTAGATGATTAGCGCGGACTCTGACGGCTTCTTGATGTGCAGAATGCTCAGGGTGAGCATCTTCAAGTCGTCCCACCAGATCTTCTTCGCCTGGTTGTAGGTCGGAGCTGCCGCGAAATACTTCTCGTTCGGGTTCTCCATCGCCTGCTTGGCGAGGAACCGCTTAGCGCGTTCCGTCTTGCCCGAGCGTCGTCCCGCCGGCACAATAGGGAAGCGAATACCCCGTCCAACTGCACCCATAAGGTCCAGCTGAACGGGGTGTTCAATTAGTGGATACCAGCGGGCCTTCTGCCGCTCGAGAATGAGCTTACTCATGAAGGAGCGTTCTGGCTGAACTCCTTCAGAGCATCGACAAGCGCCTGGGCATGGGCCTCGGCACCATCCTCATTCTTCTTGACGTAGCCCTGAGCCTCCATGTATTGCTTCGCAGCAATAGCACGGGACGACGGGGTGCCGTTGAACGTCAGCCACCGGAGGTTGGCAAGCTGCTCCGCCTTATCCTGCTCGCTGGGGCTGACCGCCTGCTGCTGGAGCCACGCAAGGCGGCGCAGCACATAACCGTCGGACATGAAGATCTTCGCCTGGTCCGG